CTGCGTCTGCGGTGGACATAGCGTAGCTGTACAGGTATGCACCCCACGGGATGCCTAGCCGATTGCACTCGGCTACATTCCGCGCCCACTGCTTGTCGTCCTGATCCACCCGATCGCTGCCATAGCCGCAGCGCAGAATGGCAAAATCAAGCCTGCCCTTTAGTTTGTCCCAGTCGACGCAGCCGTTGGAGCTGCTGACGTCAATACCTTTAAGCATTGTAATCCTCCCCTGTGATCTCTTTGTACTGCTCGGCGGTAAGCCAGTTGGCGGCTACAAACACCTTGACATTATCAACGGTGTACAGACCCATCTTAAAATAATTGCTGATAATCGTTGCCCACATTATACATTACCTCCTGTCTCTGCCAGTTGTAGCATTAGCGCCGCGTTGACTTGCTGCAACTCCGTAATGATTGTTGCTTGCTGTGCCTGTGTGAGCGCCATAGCTGCAAGCTGTTGGTCTACCGGTATCATTACCACCGGTGCGGGCAAAGCAGCTCTATCAGCCTCAATCTCATCTGTGCTTCGGGCGGCAACGGCGCCGCCCTCGTATTTGTACAACGGGATACCGTCCATATCCATCAGCGGAGGATTTTCCTGACCATCCGATGCAAGCCTAAATTGATACCCTCCATCCTCATTAATGCAAATATCTGTTTCCTCTGGCTGTTCGAATGCATTTGAACAGCCTTTGATTACGCGGCTCGTGCTATCCAGCCTTATATAATGCTTGTACATAATTGCCCTCCCTATAAATTTATAAATTTGCGTCAAAAAGCGGATTCGTGGCGGCCGGGAGTTCCGCGTACGCGTCGGTTAGACCGTGCGCGGTTTTTGTAAACCTCAACTGCACGCCATTATCAGTCGTCCACGCTGCGGAGAGTGTAAAGTCAGACTGGAGGCCGCCAGACAGCGTTTTTATCATCCAATCTCCGCGAACTGTTGGACTTATACGCATTGATACAGGGAGTGGTACAAAAAAGTCAATATTGTTCGTGGCGATCTGTGTCGCCCGGACTCTAAACCAGCTAGGATTATTAAATTGATATCTCTGGCATATGGATAACTGCTCTCCACGATCCGGCGGCGCATCGTTTGCAAGCGTGCTGACCGTGCCTTTTTCAAGCTTTGCAGCCCTGATCGCCCCGCCCGAGGACGTGATCGTAAATGTTTTGGTACTGTTATTGTAGGCCGCTGTTGCCGTACCGCTATACATAGACGTGCTTGCGGTAACATCTGTGCCAACTGCATACTCCAAAATCTGCGTGATCGTACCGTTGAGCGTAAGACCGTTTGCCGTGAGCGTGACTGAGCCGCTTGTCAGCTTCCAGCGGTCGATAAAATAGCCCGCTGTACTAATTGTGCCGCTTACGCCGCGTTGGTTTACCGGATTCGGGAAATACCAGTTGTGCAGGAGGTTATTGTTCGGCATTCCAGCAGCAATACGTTGTTCTTGGTTGTTTAGGTTTGAGTCGCTGACCAAATCCCCTTCTGCGGTAACCTCTCCCTCTGCCCGCTGCACATCGTACACCCCATCTTCCCCGGTAGGCACAAGCCTAATTCTGCCGGGATATTGTACACTCCTGCCAACCCATGTTTTAGGCGTAAAAGCCATATGTGTTCCTCCTTTTATCCGTAAAGCCCGTAATTTTTTCCCGCATTGATAATTGAGTTTACTTTTGTGATTACATCTGCTAAATCCGCGGACGTGCTGAGAGTAGATATGCTCGTCCTGCCCACCGAGGTGGTTTTACCAAAAAACGCAAGATAACTGCCTGTATGCTTGCCTGTAAAATTAGTGGACTCGTCCGCATGGTCTGCACTATCGGCACTGTCCGCGCTTGTTGCATGGTTTGCGTTGGTCGCGCTATCCGCTGACACCGCGCTAACTGCTTTTTGCTCAACCTGCCCGCCGGAATTGAGCGTAGCCACACCGCCGGCGGCACCTTTTTCTGCCGCTGGGATATAATCGACGGACGCAACGGGAGCACCGACGGAGCCAAGCACAATATAAGTACCGCTGATATTGAGCATTACAACTCGGTCGCCTAATGTCGGGTAATAGCTTTGCACTACGGTATAGGCCTTGTCGCTTGCGGTATTCTCGCCCTCAAACTGTACCGACACCCCACCGCTGTCTATTGCGGTTATTGATGCCAACCGATAAGATGTATCTGTCATAAATTCACCAGCTTTTTAGCCTTATGCGTCATGGATGTATTGTCAAGATCAAGCTCCCAGCTTATTTCACTGAGGATACCGTTGTACTCCGGGATGTCAATCGCACAGGTGTCAAACAGGCCATGGTTTGCCTCGATCGCCGTTTTAAAGTCAATCGTTTCAATCCCTTGCATCGCCTGAAAAGCCGCTTTGTTGACAGCATTTTGCAAGTCTGTCTGCGTGGCAATATTGTCAAAACTAAGCACCTCTACTTTGCGCTGCCCGGTATACACCGTGGAGGTCTTGCTCATTGGGTTATCGTTTGTAAATGTAGCCACAAACGGGGTCTCTAAATCGGGGTTAGACACAACCGCAATCCAGATATTCGGGATCTCAAAAAAATTGCTTTCCACGCTGGTTCCCGGCTCGATTATGCTTGCTTTCCCGGCTTGATAGATATGATCGATATTGCTTGCGCTCGGTGTCTCATAGCGCGTGAGGCGCGTCGTGCCGTTGAGATCAATATACAGATCATTAAAACTCATTTCTGATAAAAGCTGATTGACTATCTCGATTTTGGCTGTGCCGATATCCCAATCATCGCGGTCGGACTGCAAAACTGCATCCGACGCATCGGCCACGATCTTTGTTATTCCGCAAGAAATCAAAACACCCTGTATCGCTGTTAGATACAAGGTGCCTGATTTTAAATTGAGTCGCTCCGTGAGCTTATCATTTTTTGCAAGGATAGATAGATCATACGCCTCAAACTTTTTAATGGTTTCGCCGCCATCGGTCGTGTCTTGCACATACTGAGGGAGATAAGTGCCAAGCGGGTATTCCTGCCCGTCGTCAATCAGTACGGGCCGCAGACGGTGCTTATACCAATCTATCTCAGCGTTCGCGCGGGCTGTGCCTGTCATGGACATTTTTACATCTGACGCAGTGCCATCAAAGTTGATCGATACCTCTTTTGCGGGCAGCTCTCCTATCTTTATCTCGCCGTCCAGTATGTCAAGGCGATAACTCAGTTGCCGCGTGCCGCCGCTATACATAATCTATCGCCTCCGTATAGTCATGTACCATCATCGTAAACGATACGCTCACTGTATCGCGCAGCATCTTGGTTATATTAGTGCCCTGAGCAACCCCGCGGATGATCGTACCGTCATTGTAGCGGATCAGCAACGATTTTCCAGCCTTGGCCCATGCGTCAAGCTTGGCATAATCTCCATGCCTCATAGAGTATTCAAGCGGCCACGTCGTCGCGTAGTGCTCTGTGATGTCATAGACTGGCTGCGGTCTGCCGCTAAAATAGTGCTGATTATAGCCCTTTGTAAGCTGTTTCTGCGGTTGCGGCTTGCTATCTAAGCGATAGGCTAGCGGGATAAATTCTGCGGGATTATCTGCGGCAGCCATCACACCGTATCTAATTGTAGGCGTAGCGTATACAGCAGGAGAGTCGTAATAGTTGCCGCCGCGCACAACGCGCAGCACATACTCTGACAAGCCAGCCGTCGCATAGTCAATGTAGCTCGTACCGCCAATCTTTGCGATTGGTACGCCGTCGCGAAGCAAATAACGATCGCCAGTCGCTGCCTGTGGCTCATGTACTGTGTAAAACTCGCCAACGTAACACTCGTTAAGATAGACAGCGTCTTGCACATCAGGTAGCCCTACATCAATCCTGACCCCGCCCGGAACCGTCGTAGCGGTTATTATGTCCTCCCCGCTGATCGGTGTGTTTTTTATACTGACATTGGCTGTGGCGTACTCGCTCCATAGCCCTTGTGAGTTTTGCACCCGCAATTTAATAGCATATGCTCCGTCCGGCAGGTAACCGGGATAAGTATACGATTTATCTATGCCAAACTGATAAATCTTATCTGATCCTATTGTCAGCTCGTAAGCCTGCTGCCCTGCGGATTGCCATGAGATCGACATTTTAGGCAAGGTGGTAACGCTCATAATAACAGGTGTTTGCGGGCGGGCCTGCACGATGTTGGTTGCGCTCTCCGAGTAAGCCCCGGCAATATCATCCGTGTTATAGGTGCGCACGCGCCAGACAAAGCTACCGGCCTCCAGCGTGGCGGCGGGAATTGTGGTTGTGTTTGCAGACGACACAACATGAGACCTAAGCGACACCCAGCCGCCGTTTTGCTTATAGTCAACGTCATAAGCATACTGTGTTGACCCGGTATCGATATCGTGAGTCCAAGACAATGTAATTGGTGATGCTGCATCCAGATAAGAGGATTGCGGGGATTTGATGATCGGAGCGTTTGGAATGGCATCTATTGTGGTAAACGCAGACCATTCAGACCAATTCGTGTCACCGCCATCCGTTTGAACTTTCGCTCTCCATTCATAATTTTTATTGTTTTGAACAGCGCTAATTGGCACGCTCCAATCTAAACGACTGGTTCCATTTAGGTTTTGGTTAATGCTGACTTGATATTGCGCTGTAGTTCCAGAAACAATTTCTTTTATTTCATAAATGATCTTTTGTGCAATAGGAGCGGAAAAAAAATAAGATGTGTCGAACAAAATCGAAAAAGTGTTAGATGCTGAAGGGTTTACAAATCCTCCTGAATTTGGAAGCGTAGAAGTAATCTCAATTACCCCATCTGAGAAATCAATCGATGCGTTAATATCTCCATCTTCTATGGCCAGCGTGTATAAACCGCCACTTGGGAGATCATTAGATTCGACATCTCTTCCAAGTTCGAATCCTATAAAAAACAAATCCAATAAACTTTTGCTGGAAACATCTCCATATTTTCCGGTATATCCTGCGGAAAAAGGTGTAACCTCTATTTCAAAAGCGGGAGTATATTTCCTACTTGGTTGTCCGGAAATAGGAGTAAAGGTTTTTGACTTAAACATTACATCCAAAACACCGTTAGATGGTCTGTTATTCCATGTAGTGCCACTGGAAAATGTTTGGTTTAACCAAGAAAACGACCCCCCACAAGTAACCGTAACAGTTGATTCCACCCAAATATTAATAAATCCAGCAACATTAAATGTAATGCTTTTTACAGATTTCTTTAAGTATTGCGACGGTATATCGGATAACTGGAATTTAAATAATGTTTTATCATCTCTTCCCCATCTAAAAGGCGATAATTCATCCAAGGTTTCGTTTGGATTATCACTGTATATAGTCCCTATCACTCTTGGGCTTATTGTTACAATTGCCACTTACTGTTTCACCCCCTGCACCCCTCGCCGCCGTTGATTTTTGGCAATGCGTACAATGTCATTAAACTCCTGGATATCCTTTGCCGGTATTGTGATATAGTACGTATCCCCTCCGCTCTGCGGGTAAACGCCATTCGGGTACACCTTGCTGCCACGGGGGAGGTCAACGATTTCGGGGCCGTTCTCACCAACCCATGTTGGACCGCCGCGCCAGAAGTTGGTTCCGCCGGCGTTTTGGCCTATGCGCTGATATGTTCCTTGTGTGGATACGGTATTGACTTGGCCATTGATTTTTCCAACACTGTTTCCGATGCTTGCAAATGTACTCTGTATTTCTCCGGATTTTCCGATGATTACAGCGATAATAGCCGCGAGAGCAACCAAAGCAGCTACAACCGCAAGTATTTTGACTTTCGTCATATCCATAGAGCCGTCCGCCAATTTAAAAAAGCCGGTGATTGCACTACCGGTTGCTGTAAGCTCTTTAATAGTTTTTACAGTAAGTACAATCGTCGCGACAATTCCGGCAATTACAGCTGTTGCTTGCAATACCGGAGTAGGAATTTTCCCAAAAGCTTCAAACATTGCCGTAAGCATAGGCAAAAGCGCCATGGCCATAGAATTTCCTGTGGTTTCAATCGATTTGTTCCATCTCACCATGGCATCATCTAAATCGTTGAATTTATCGATGGTATCCTTATCCATCACATATCCCATGTTTTGTGCTTCCGCAGCATAGGCTTTGATATTGTCGCTGCCCTCTAAAATAAGGTTGTTCAGCGACATGGCAGATTTTCCGAAAATCGCCATGGATAGAGCGTCTTTATCTGTCTCGTTTTTCACTTTCCCGAGAGCATCAATTACCTGATAAAATACGGTTTCGCTGTCTTTCAGTGAGCCATTTCCGTTTTTGATATTGATATGCAGTTCTTTAAAAGCCTCCGCAGCATCCCCCGTTCCGCTTCGGGCGGTATCCATGTTTTTTGTCATTTTGGCGATGGAAGAGCCTATATCTTCTGCGGATATTTCCAAAAATTCAGCGGCATAATTTAGCTCCTGAATTTTTTCAACAGACATTCCTGTCTTGTGGGAAAGTTCGTCAATCTCTCCAGCCGCTTCCTTCGTGTTCATCGTGGCTTTGTACAGCGCAAATACAGTCGCACCCAGCACC